GCCGTTATCCGCAAATGCTTAACAAACACGAAAACGATTGGTGTGGTGAACACGTTCTAGCGCCTATGGCCCTGGTCCAAATGCCCGTGTACGACATAATGACCGACACGGTTACAGAAGCCCCCAAACGCAAATACACAAGGAAAAAAGATGTTGCAGCCGTTGCGTGACCGCGTAGTGGTACGTCCCCAGGTAAGGACGCTATCCGAAATCATCGTGGTAAACAACAAAGAACCATTTAACGAAGGCACGATTATGGCGATCGGCCCAATGGTGACAGAAGTAAAAGTCGGCGATTTCGTTAAATACGGAAACGGTGACTATTTGAATTGGCCTACTCACAACGTGGGCGGTCAAGACTACCAGGTAATTCAAGAAGCGGACATTTGTGCCGTAGTTGAAGCATAATCCCGAAACCCAACCCTTTTAAGGATCAAATCATGTCAAATTCAATTGCAATCGGCGTAGCTTATCAAGATCAAGATATTACTGGCGGTTCGCTAAATGATTCGCCTATTGGCGCAACCACACCATCAACCATTGTTGGCACAACCGTGTATGGCAGCAGCGAAATTGGTTATTCAAGTGCAGCGCAAGGAACGGTAACCCAAGCTACCAGCAAATCAACTGGCGTAACTTTGAACAAAAGCATGGGCAAAATCACTATGAACGCAGCATCATTGGGTGCTGGCGCAAGTGTGACATTCACCTTAACTAACAGCACAATTTCCGCAAATGATGTGGTGATTGCAAGCATTTCTGGCGGTGGTACTGCTGGCGCTTACTGGCCTTATGTCTCTAGCCAAACTACTGGTTCTGCTGTAATCGGTTTGTATAACAGCACAGGCGGCGCATTGGCTGAAGCCGTTGTGATTAACTTTGCTGTTATTCATGGTGCAACTTGAACGAAGCAGCTCTAAAAGCCAGGATTGAACTCCTAACCGCCCAAGCTAAACAAATGGAGCAAACCCTCCAGGCGATTAGCGGGGCGATCCAGGACTGCCAATATTGGTTAACCCAACTGGAGCAATCAAATGCCGCTAATAAAGTCGATGACACCCAAAGCGCTGAAAGCTAATATCAAAAAAGAGATAGAAGCTGGCAAACCGCCCAAACAAGCGGTGGCAATTGCCTATTCAGTAAAGCGGGAAGCTGCCAAGAAGCCAGCTAAAAAGAAATGACCAAGCACGACAAACCCATAGCGCACAAGACAACGGGGAAGGGTAAGACCTACAACCCAACGGATAAAGGCGCGGGCATGACCGCTAAAGGCCGTGCTGAATACAACGCCAAGAACAATAGCAATTTAAAGCCCCCAGCACCTAATCCGAAGACCAAAAAAGACGAAAGCCGCAAGGCCAGCTTTTGTGCCAGGATGGAAGGTGTAGTTAAAAACGCCAAAGGCCCAGCAGAACGGGCCAAGGCATCATTAAAGAACTGGAACTGCTAATGAAGCCTGGACTTTATGCCAACATCCACAAAAAGCAAGAACGGATAGCCAAGCAAAAGGCCGAAGGCAAGCCCGTAGAACGTATGCGTTCGCCTGGTAGCAAAGGCGCACCCACAGCTGCAGCATTCAAGCAATCCGCTAAGACAGCTAAAAAATGACAGAAGAAGTTAAGCGCCCCGTAGGTCGCCCAAGCCAATATGATCCCGCATACTGCGAAAGGATTATTGAACTAGGACGATTAGGAAAATCTGTAGAACAAATTGCTGCACAAATCGGGGTAGGCACTAAGACAATGTATAACTGGCGGGACGAATTCCCAGAATTTTTACACGCCTTGGACATTGCCAAAGAATTAGAGCTGGATTGGTGGGAATCTATAGCACAGGGAATGATGGTGGAAAACAAAGACGCTGCCAAACTAAACAGCGCGATCTGGTCCAGGTCAATGGCTGCACGATTCCCCAAGAAGTATCGGGAAAGCACAAAGACAGAGATCACGGGCGAGAACGGCGCACCGCTGCTGCAAGGTATCCAGGTCACATTTGTAAAGCCGAATGAATGACATAGTCAACCAGGCGATAGCTAAAGCGGAATTCCCAATTAAGCTCAAGGGCTTGTTTGAGAAAAGCCGCTACAAAGTCGCATACGGTGGACGGGGTGGAGCTAAGAGCTGGGGCATAGCCAGGGCGCTACTGATTAAAGGCGCTAAAGACCCGATGCGAATCCTTTGCGCCAGGGAATTCCAAACATCGATTAAGGATTCGGTCCACAAGCTGCTATGCGACCAGATCGAAGCGCTTGGACTGCTGGGGTTTTATGAGATAACCCAAAACAGCATCCGCGGTAAGAACGGAACAGAATTTGCCTTTGCGGGACTTAAAAACAATATTGCCAACATCAAATCTTATGAGGGCGTTGATATAGCTTGGGTTGAAGAAGCCCAAACAACCAGCCGCTTATCCTGGAACATCCTAATCCCGACCATCCGCAAACAGGGCAGCGAGATATGGATTAGCTTTAACCCAGAGCTGGAGACTGACGAGACATATCAGCGGTTTGTGCTGCAGCCGCCAAAGGATTGCATCCAGATAAAGATCAACTGGAGCGATAACCCCTGGTTTCCCGATACGTTGATGCTGGAAAAGGACGCATTGAAAGCCCGCGATATGGAAGCATACAACCAGGTTTGGGAAGGCCTATGCCGCCAATCAGTTGATGGGGCTATTTTTGCCAAGGAGCTGCAGCAAGCAGAAATAGACGGACGGTTGACCAAAGTCCCGTATGACGCAACCAAACCAGTTCATGCCGTGTTTGACCTGGGATGGGCAGACAGCACAGCCATTTGGTTTTTGCAGTTTGTGGGCATGGAAACCAGGCTAATCCGCTACATCGAAGACAGCCAGAAAACCATTAGCCATTACCTGGCGACCATGCAAACGTTTGGTTATGTGTACGACAAGGTATGGCTGCCACACGATGCGGAGAATAAAACCTTGGCTGCAGCTGGTCGGTCTATCGATGACATAGTGCGGGCAGCTGGATACAAAACCCAGATATTGCCCCGTGTGCCAATCCTAGACTCGATCAATGCTGCCAGGACCATATTCCCCAGCTGCTACTTTGACCGCGATAATGCTGCCGAAGGAATTAATTGCCTACGCCATTACAGATATGAAGTCGATCCAGTTACGGGCCAGTTCAGTCGAACCCCGCTGCATGACCACTACTCGCACGGGGCGGACGCATTCAGATACATTGCGCTAATGATTAAAGAACCAGGACCTAAAAAGGCCAAGGCCCAGGTTGCAATGGTTGCTGGTTGGATGGGATAATAAATTAAAGAGGTACACCAATGGCACGAACAAACGAAGCTAAAGACGAACGCATCCAAAAGGCAATAGACTTTTGGCATTTGAGTAATGATGCGGATTCTGCTAACCGCGCCGAAGCTTTGCAAGATATTAAGTTTGCAGCTGGCGACCAATGGCCCGTGGAGATACAGAACTCGCGCAACGTGGAAGCCCGCCCTTGTTTGACGATTAACAAGATCGATGCCTACATCCGCCAGGTGACAAACCAGCAGCGTATGCAGCGCCCCAGGATCAAAGTGCAGCCAGTAAACAACCTGGCAGATTACAAGATCGCCCAGGTGATCGAAGGCATGACTAGGCACATCGAAGTTAACTCAAACGCTGATACGGCCTACGATACGGCCTTTGACTATGCCGTGCGGATGGGCTGGGGCTACTGGCGCATAAACACCCGCTACGTCAGCGAATCATCATTTGATCAAGAAATCTACATCGACACAATCGACAATCCGTTTACCGTTTACTTTGACCCTAATTCCGTGCTGCCTGACGGATCGGACGCTGAAAAGTGCCTGATCACGACCGTGATGGATAAGAAGGTATTTAGAGAATATTACCCAGATGCAGACGATGGCGCTAACTTCACCCAGCGATCAACGGGTGATGACACCGCCAGCTGGGTTACTAAAGAAGACATTCGCATAGCCGAATATTTCCATGTAGAGCGCGAACGCGCCAAGCTTTATCAGCTAAGCGATAACACGGTCCACTTTGCCGACTCCGATAACTTCTTTGAGAAGGTTGAAGCGATGGGCTTGTCCGTGGTGGATGAGCGCGACACATTCCGCAAGGCCGTGAAGTGGTGCAAGATGACCGCTATGGAAATCTTGGAGGAGAAAACCTGGGCTGGCAAATATATTCCCGTTGTTCCATGCTACGGCGCACAAGTAATCGTGGACGATCGCCGCAAGCGCTACGGCCTGGTACGGTTTGCTAAAGACCCGCAGCGGATGTATAACTTCTGGCGCACCAGCATGACCGAATCGGTTGCGCTAGCTCCAAAGGCCAAATGGCTGCTGGCAGAAGGCCAGGACGAAGGCCACGAAAACGAATGGGCATTGGCTAACATCAAATCCAGCCCCGTCCTACGCTACAAGCAAAAAGACATTGAAGGCGTACCAGCGCCCATTCCGACCAGACTGCAGCCAGAAGCACCGCCCGCGGGCATCATGGAAGCAGCTGGCGCTATATCTGCCGATCTGCAAATGGTCCTTGGCATACTTGATCCCAATCAGCTGCCATCGGGCAACATTTCGGGTAAGGCATTGGCTGGGCAGCAAAGCCAGGTCGATTTGTCTAACTTCCACTTCTACGACAACATGACCAGGTCGATCCGTCACACGGGCAAAATCATCCTGGACTTGATTCCGTACATCTACGACACAAACCGCGTGATGCGGATTATTGGATCGGACGGGCAGCCTGACATGACCACGATCAACGAGAAAACCGAAGTGGGCAAAGTGCTAAACGATGTCACGGTCGGCGAATACGATGTGGTTATGGATACTGGACCAGGATTCCAAACCAAGCGCCAGCAAGCAGTCGAAGCCATGATGCCGC